AAGTCAATTCAGCGTCGTTTGCCCCTGCAACCGCAAACCAATGAGTGATTGTCCTCCCCTGGAGTGTGACTCCAATTCCCTGGCCGTCCAGAATGCTCACAAGCTCCTGTTCGCCGCTGCCAGCCACCGTTTTTGAAAATACATGGTATTCACCATTACTGCAAGCGACTGAAACCGCCGCTTCTCTATCAGTTCCGGCATTGGCCATCGTGATGACCTGGTCACCACTTGCTATATGCTTAGGATATGGAAGGGTTGCTGGCAATCCGCAGTTGCCCCCGGAAGTTCCTGTTCCCCCCCCGATCGGCAGGGCCAATTTTATTTTGCCAGCCGAGCGCACAAATGAATAAGTCATATCATTCTCCGCCTGTATTCCGCCCCTGGCGGCTACGAAGTTTCCATACTGTTGGGAGGCGAATGTCCCAAAGACCTGAGCCGACCCTACAAAGTTTGAGTCGGTTTGTGTTTCTTCTTCTGAGGCTTCGGTTTGAGCCGTATTCAGAAGTGGGACTACTCCGCCCCTGGATGAAACGATTTGACCGTAGCAGTTCACATTTGCCATACATCACACCTCAGAGCTTTATGCCAGCACCCAGGGCTGGCTTGATGATATTTCGGTTAACGCTGGAGATCGGGCCACGCAAAAGGCGTTTTCCGACCTTGAAGCCGATTGCCGTTGTGAAACCTGCAATTGCCATAGGGAGAAGGTTATTTTGAAAGTTCATTCCCATTTGTGTGAGTGCGGTTCCTGGGTTAGTTGCTAGGTCGCCCAGGGATATTTCACCCTGGCCGGTCACTTCGGCAGTTCCCCCGGCATTGTCTATGCCTGAAGTCATTTGAAGAAATTGACCCTGGAAGGTTCCCTTTAGGTCCGCATCACCTGTTATGAATCCCCAGGGTGAAGTCCCTGCGATTCCTTCCGTCATTATCGTTGCATACGCTAGAGCTTCCAGCCCATTGAGAATGCTGAATGACCTTCGCGACCTTCGCCGTCTTGACTTCTTTCGCGCCATCGAGTTCAACCAGGGGGGAAACCTCGGTTATAATCTATCCCGAAAATTTACCGTCCGCAGCTCGTAGGACTTCAACAGGGTCGCCCTTTAGATTCTCGGACAGTTTAGACTTCAGCAAATCCGCAAAAACGGCCTGGATAGGGTTTGGGGGTTCAAATTCCCCGATCCCCTGGGCGAGAATTCCCTGCAGGGCTTCCGCTAATTTCCCATCTAGGCCTGAAACAGCCGCCTGGACTGAAAATACCAGCATCCTGGCGAGCCAAATGGAGAGCAGTATGTCGAAAATGACCAGGCCCAATATGAGAGGCTCCCAATCCATACCCCAACCCACACCCAACCCGGCCCTAAAACTCTCCCAGGAGAGAGAGAGAGAGAGATGAGATACCTATACCTACTACTACTACTACTAATAATTCCATAAAAGAGAGCATCTTTACATAATTACTAAAGGTGGACACTCGCTCAGAGGGTTGTGAGCGAGTTGGGGAGTGCCTACATCATCCCGCGTTGTTTGTGCATCCCAAGCTCCCCACTCGGTCACACCCTTAAAGTGAAGTGAAAGTGATGATTGAGAAACCGTGTTTAATTTGCAAGAAAGTGATATTGAAAGGTCCGAAGGGTTCATTCTTTGTATGTAGGGGATGCCGATGAGCGACCAATCGGTGCATTTCATGTCTGAGAATCAGGCCTGGGGAACCCCTCATTCCTTCATGGCCTTCCTGGAGGAACGCTTCAATTGGAAGCCGACCCTAGATGCTGCCGCTAGTCGCGAGAATCGCAAAGCCGACTGTTGGTATGATGAAGAAGAAAACGCCCTCATCCGTCCCTGGAATGGTCAAGTGTGGCTCAATCCTCCCTTTGGGCGCGAGCTCCCGCAGTGGCTTGAGAAGTGCGCATCCGAAATCAAGAACAACGCCCAATGCCAAGCGATATACTGCTTGATTCCAGCCAGGACAGATACTCGCTGGTTTCACGATATTATCATGCCTAATGCATACCTGGTCTATCTCATCAAAGGGCGATTCAATTTCGTCGCTCCTGGGGCTGCTGAAGGGGCCAACGCCCCCTTCCCCTCAATGCTGGTCGTTTGGAGGCGTCACAGGCTCCCAGACTGTGGTATTACTACTCTAGATGTTCCGAAGGAGGCGAGAGGGTTTGATTGATGCTGGCCGATTCAAGTTCGTTATGGTTGACGCCTGTTCCGGCCTGGGAGGAGCTTCTGAGGATATGGTGCAAAACGACCGTTGGCTAGTCATCCGGATTGACTCCGACCCTGCAGGGGTCTTAGCCCCCGTATGGCCCCCCTTCACTCTCAAACTAGATGTGAAGGACATTGCATGGGATATGGATTCGCCAGGCCAAATTTTGGCCCGTCCTGAAGAATTGACCCTATTCTGGGCGAGCCCTCCCTGCACCGACTTCTCCAGGGCTTTCGGGGCTCCTGGACCAACCGCTGAAAGAGAGGGGCGGGAGTTCTCCCCCGATCTATCTATCCTTGAGGCCGTAATGGAATTGAAACGACGATGGGAACCGAAGTATTGGTGCATTGAAAATGTAGTGGGGGCCATCCCTCATTTTGCTCCCTTCCTGGGTCCGCCGACACAAATCATAGGTTCGTTTGTGCTATGGCATAATCTCCCTTCTGTAGTGGTCCCCAGGGGCTTCAAGCATTCAAAATACGACGATAACCCAGGGAGTGAAAATCCACTCCGCGCCAATATTAGGGGAAAGCTCCCCATTGAGATTTCTGAAGCCATCCGTCGCGCTGCGGAGTGTCCGACCCTGGGGTCTTTCTGATGGCCTCAATCATCAAGTCAATTAGCCTGGACCCTAAGACGGCTGTGATAGCAAAACGAGTGCCTAACTTCTCCCGCTTTGTGCGTGAATGCCTCCTAAGATGGGACGCTATTCAACACAGCCCCGACTGTCCCGTCGAGCGTCTAGGGGCCACCCTAGTGGGCGACTTTTGCGTCCCTTCCCCGACCAGGGTATGCCTGAAGCATTGGCCCGATGGACCGCCTAGAATGGATGATTGGCGCGAGTTCAGAAAGATGATTGAGTATGATGACTTTCACCAGGACCGCGACCGGCTCATCACAGGCTGGCACTATCTCGCTGAGTTCAAATCCCCCCAGGAATGGCTTTCACATCGTGCCGAAGTCGCTAATCATGCCCAAATTGACTTTGAAGATATTCAAATTGAGGGCAACGCAAAACCTACAGCTCGTGTGAAAAAGTCCAAAATACGCCGATTATGGGCTGTTTTATGGTCAAGAAACTAGCAAAGTGACCCTCAAGTGTGGGGCTAGAAGGTCCCGCCCCCGCCGTTCCCCGATCCCCCAGGCTGCAGGGCCGTTCCAAGCTCCTCGAGCGTATTCATTATCCCAATCAGCCCAGACACAAAACCAATCGTGACCGCTGGCGGTATTGTTTCCGCTGCCACATCACCTGCGGCCTCCAGGCCGGCCTCGCCCACTTCAACAGCAGCCGAGCCCAGGATAGAACCAAAGATGGCCCCAAATGGCCCCCCCAGGAACAACCCAAAGATTCCCCCGATTGTGGCCCCGACTAGGTTTTGAGTTTCTAGCCAATCCCTAACCTGATCGGGGGTCATGTCCGATATTATGGCCCTCCAATCTGGGTCGAGAAGCTCGTCTAGTTTGTAGGCAATATAGGCGGATAGTCCCAGGAGTATCACAGGGTTAGACATGATACCGCTAATAGTTCCCCCGATCTTCCCGAAGGTGTATGACCATTGAGCGTCTTGAACAAGTTCGCGCTCCTTAGCCCCCAGGGTCACCCGATACTCAATGACCTTCTTTCCATCAACAGGGAGCCGAGGCATCTCAAAACATCCCGGGCGAGAGCTCGGCTGAAATGCAGTTTGCTATGATAGTGCCATTACTTGCTGTGGTTGCACAGACACATAGCATAGAATTAGGGGGGATTATAGCCATCCAAGCCCCGTTTGTGGTCCCTTTAGTTCCCCAGGGCCCAAACTGCAGGGGAACCTGTTCTGTGGTGGCTGTAATAGCAGCGTCCACCTTCCCGTATGAGAATGAATCCTCGCCTACAATGGCCACTTGGCCGTTGCCATCAATCCCGGGTCCCTGGGTTGCAGGGATTAGAAACATACCCATCTCATTTCCGGCGGTGTTGGTCCCATTATACATCGAGAGTTGAAAGATTACCCTGGGCTTCTCGCCTGTAGTTAAGAGCGGGGTGGACATAGATGCGTCCATTTGGGCGGCTGTGATTCTGGAGTATCGCCAATTCTCATATCCGTATGGCATCGCTTCACCTCTTTTCGGCCCAGCGCACAATCTCCTGGGCTCGCTTAGAGCCCAATAATTCACAGTCAAACAGCAGTTTTGCCGCCTTCTTGACCTGGGACTTTTCCCCTGCGGACATAAGTTTGAAGCGGGTCTTAGCCCTCTTTGAGATAGCCATTATGCATCAGTCCTGAACACTAATCTTGAGTTCAGGGCGACCTGGCATCGGGTTGGGTGAAAGGTTGCAGCACAATCACCCGCACCGGCTGAGAAGCCGACAGAACCGATAGGAACGCCCGACCCATCAAGGAGATATACGGGAGAAGTCAATTCAGCGTCGTTTGCCCCTGCAACCGCAAACCAATGAGTGATTGTCCTCCCCTGGAGTGTGACTCCAATTCCCTGGCCGTCCAGAATGCTCACAAGCTCCTGTTCGCCGCTGCCAGCCACCGTTTTTGAAAATACAT